CGTGAGGGATGGCCGAACAGAGGTAACTAACCTCCGTACCTTGGCCGGTAGTGTCTGTTATTGCATTGGCGAGTGTCTGCGGCTGTCGTATGCCTACGTCCTGTATTCCCCTCGCTTGGTTCTGGCCACTAGTTAGGTGGGTGAGCATCCAAGCACCGGGTTAGCCATAACGGTTTACCGATTGGCCGCAGTGTCTTGCCTCTGTCTAGTTGTCAGGCCCCACACCATTACGGTTGCGACGTCCCGCCTGGAGGCGGGGGCCGGGGCCCTTGTCAAGTTTGCGGGAGGGGGGCGGCGTGCCTTGCGGCCTTCCGCCTGACCGTCCGGCCTGACAGTGATAACGCTCCCAAAAATCCTGGCAAGTTACAAATCGAATATCGGGACAAAACGGACACAATCTATGTGATGTGCGTCACACTGCCGGCCAGCCTCACAGCCTCACAGAATCGGACATATGGTGCATAATAGGACAATCCACGGAGTGTTACTTTCAGCCCTCCCCTGGTGTGGCAGGCCCGGCCAGCACGTTCTCCCCTCTCAGTGGCTCACAGAGCCTCACAGAGGCATGTGGACAACACTGTGCATAACATGTGGACAGACTGTGGACAACAGCCAGCTCGAGACACCAGCAACACAATACAGGAAACAGATTGCACCTATTGGCTAATGACAATGATTGTCAATAAGACCCCTGCCCTGCTCTGCTTTCCCACATTCCCTACCAACTTAGTAGGCAATGGCCAGCCATTAGGCGAGCTGTCTAAACATTCTGTCTAGTTGGGCCTTAGGTAAGCCTAACCTAATAGAGACTGTGCCCATAGTCCCCTCTCCGAAAGTTAGGGTAGCCTACCCTTACCAAAAAAATGTCCCAGCGAGGTATGCACCCTATGTCCTGTATGTCCGAATTGTCTGCTTTGCCCCTTTGACCCACCCTTTTTAAGACGAGCGCGCATATACACTACACACACTCCCCACATCTGCGTGGGTAATTTCTGCCCTGTTGTGGCCACCTGGAGCTGTCTGGCTGGCTGTGGCGTGTTACTGCTTGTTTTGTAAGGATAGAGGGCTACCAGGGTAGTTTATGTCGCAACTGTGTCGCAATATGGTCTGTCTAGTGTGATAAACGACCAAGGGGTTTTGGGGGTTGGCCCTGTTACCTATATAGAACAGTTTTTATTTTTAGTTGTATAGGCAACCGCCGGAGGCGGTTGCACAGGCCCGCCTTCGGCGGGCATTAACAGCCAGCTAGTGAGTGAGTGTAAGGCCAGCCCTTCGATGGGCTGGCCGCTGTTTAACCCTTTTCTGGTCTGTGCTTCGCAGCCAGCCTTCGGCTGTCTGCTCAGCTTGTGCAGCCGCCTTCGGCGGCTGCCTGTACTACGGGGATTTTTTCTGGTCGAAGCTGTTACCTAGGTCGAAGAATATTTTTTTGGTTGAAGCAACCATTGGCCTGTACTGGTTGGCCCTTTATTACTAGTAGAGGGTTTTTTTAGGAGTGGGTGTAATGGCTACTGAGGGTAAGGGTTCTTCCAGGGCTGGCAATCCTGGTAGGAAGGCTGGTGGTGATTCTCGGTCTGCGGTGAAGCAGAGGTTTCTGGAGCAGCTGCATGGTGGTGCTTCGGTGAAGGCTGCTTTGGAGGCTGTGGATCGTTCCCGCTACACCTATGCTGATTGGCGTAAGGATGATCCTGAGTTTTCTGCCGAAGTAGATCGCATCCGCAAGTTACATAAGGATGCTGTGGTGGAGCCAGCCCCGTGGATGGCGTTCACGGAGTTCTCTGACAGGTATCTGGGCCAGCAGGTGTTCCCGCACACCCAGAACGTGGTGGACATGATTGAGGGCCAGGAACCGTCCTGGCTGCACCCGTCGATGAATTGGGAGCAGGGCGAGCCGGATCTGGTGATTGCGAACATGCCGCCAGAGCATGGCAAGTCTGCGGCTATCACTATTAACTATGTGACATATCGCATCGCCATGGATCCGAACGTGCGGATCATTATTGTCTCTAAGACGCAGACGATGGCCCGGAAGTTCTTGTATGCGATTAAGACCCGCCTGACGCACCCGAAGTTCGCTGACATGCACATCCGTTACGGCCCCGCTGGGGGTTATGACAAGAACAGCGAATCCTGGTCAGCTGACCGGATCTATGTCAGTGCTGACTCCCGCGACAGCGGTGAGAAGGATCCCACGGTGGAAGCTTTGGGTATCGGTTCGCACATTTATGGTGCTCGCGCTGATTTGATTATTGTGGATGACGCGGTAGACACTTCTAACGCTCACCAGTTCGACCGGCATATTGACTGGCTGCAAGGTGAGGTGATGTCCCGCATTTCAGCGTCCGGTTCGATGCTGATTGTGGGTACCAGGCTGGCCAGCCGGGACTTGTACCTGGAGCTGCGTGACCCGAACAGGTACCCGGAAGAGAAATCTCCGTGGTCGTACCTGTCTATGCCAGCTGTGCTGGATTATGCCGATGATCCGAAAGATTGGGTGACGTTGTGGCCCCGGTCGAACGTCCCTGAGCTGGGTGATAGGCACGCTGTGGAGGACGCTGACGGCTTGTACCCGAAGTGGGATGGGCCACGGTTGGCGAAGAAACGTAACCGGGTGTCCCCTAGGGCTTGGTCGTTGATCTATCAGCAGCAGCAGGTGTCCGATGACATGATTTTCACGAACGAGATGGTTCGTGGATGCACCAACAATGGCCGCAGTGTGGGGCCGTTGAAGGATTTCCCTGGTGTGCGCAAGCAGGGCATGAGTGGCCTGGTGGTGGTGGGTGGTTTAGATCCCGCCACAACGGGCCATACGGCTGCTGTGGTAGCTGCGTTGGATCCTGTCACCCATAAGCGTTGGGTGTTGGACATGAAAAACACTGCCGGTATGGGCAGCGATGAGATGAAATCCATGCTGTTTGACTTGGCTGTGAAGTACAACATGGTTGAGTGGCGTATCGAACAGAACGCTTTTCAAGGGTTTTTGGTGTATGACACGGAACTGAACCAGTCTTTGGCGAGCGTGGGTTGCGTGGTGAAGCCACATCAGACGGGTTCGAACAAGCATGACGCGGAGTTCGGTGTCGCTGCGATGGCTGGGTTGATGGCTGGCCACGAGAAAGGCAATAATCTTCTTGATTTGCCTGGCGCGTTCCGCGCTGAAGTGGTCAGGGAGCTGCAAAACCAGCTGGTCACCTGGTCACCTAGTGTGCTGCGGGGCAGCACGAAGCACCATTTCGATCTTGTTATGGCTTTATGGTTTGCGATGTTGGCGTGCGCTGACCGTGACCAGTGGGGGCGGCGCAGCCATCACGCTCAAGGTAACCCGTTTACTTCCCCCCGGGATTTGAATACTCAGGAAGTCGTAAACATTGACGATCTTTTGGCTGAGCAAGAGCGTGAAATGTTTGAATACACTCCAAGTTTCTAAGGAAGAATGATTGTGGCTGACATTGACCGCGACTTAGCGGAACACATCACGGATATGAAGCACCGTAATCAGGATCGTGACCGACGCATGAAAGATGTGTGGATGGTTAGGACTGGCCGGTCGCAGGATCTGTTCTCCGATTTGTTCCCCCCAACGTGGCCTCGCCCCGTCATCGCTAACGCTATTGACGTTTTCGCGCAAGATTCAGCTGAACAGGTGGGTGTTCTGCCCACGTTCAGTGCCGCTGGGGACAGCATCTTGTCGGAAGGGAAACGCAATCACGCCGACAGGCTGACGAAGATCATCAACTATTACATGCACGCCTCCAAATTGGGGCAGCATTTGACGCAAGGCGCAGACTTCTTCCTCACATACGGCTTCATGCCGGTGCGTGTGGAACCGAACTTTGAGGACATGCGGCCTCACCTGCATTTAGATAACCCGATGGGTTCGTATTTCGAACGCAACCAGTGGGGACGGGTCACTAGTTACGCCAAGATTTTCCGCAAGCCAGCTAGTGAACTGGCTGCTTTGTTCCCTGAGCACGCGAGCGCGTTGATGAGCCGGAAGTCTCCGTATGGTGGTGGGGAGAACGACCCCATGCTGGAGGTTTGCCGCTGGTTCGATGATGACAGTGAGCAGATGATTGTGCTGTCGCGGGGCGATGCGCACATTCAGGGGCGTGTGTTGGCGTATTCGCCTAACGCTCTTGGTGAGTGCCCGGTCGCTATCGCGCAGCGGCCCACCATTGACGATGAAACTCGTGGCAGTTTCGATGACATTCTGTGGGTGTTTGCAGCTAAAGCGAAGATGTCGCTGCTGGCTTTGGAAGCTGCACAGAAGTCTGTGGAAGCCCCGATTGCTTTGCCGCAGGATGTTCAAGAGATTGCCTTCGGCCCGGACAGTATTCTCAGGTCTGCTAGCCCGGAGAAGATCCGCAGGATCCCCATGGAGCTGCCTCGTTCAGCGGTGATGGAAGATCAGATCCTTGATGCGGAGATGAAGTTCGGGGCACGCTACCCGGATGTGCGTGCTGGTGTGAGCGAGTCCAGCATTGTGACGGGTAAGGGCGTTCAGGCCCTGCAAGAGGGCTTCGATTCGCGGGTTAAGACTGCGCAGTTGCAGATCGGTGACGCGCTTGCGCGTGGCTTGTCGCTGGCGTTGAAGATGGATGAGCGTATCTGGCCGCGTGTAAACAAGGATGTTTCTTCTGTCACGAACGGCACACCGTACAAGCTGCGGTACACGCCCCATTCGGACATTCGCGGCGACTACAACGTGAACTTTGAGTTCGGTGTGATGGCTG